CCCCCTACTCCATTTATGGAGGTTTTCTGTGAAATAAAATTATGAGTGTACCAGATACTAATTCTACAGCGAGTTTAGCTAATTGGTCTGCAACGACCGAATCTGAACAGCTTTGGAATATCTGGAATGCTACCAATGCTAGTGGTGGGGGCGGTGGAAACTCTGATGTTGCGGTTGGGCCTGATGGTGTTACTCGTGTTCCCTTAAATGTAAATGCTGGAGGCGAGTTAAAAGTTAATGTAGATGCTACTGTTGATGCAGATTTAGCATCTATTGAGAACAAGCTAGACACGATTATTGGCATTGAAACCCCGCAAGCGGCTGATGTTGCCAATATCAAGACCAATACTGCATCTATTGCTGGAATGCAGATACCTCCATACAATTATGTGTCTTGCTCATATACTGGTAGTAACCTTACTGGCGTAGTGTATAAGACAGGAGGTTCTGGTGGAACAACTGTTGCTACTCTGACGCTTACTTACGATGGCTCAAACAACTTGACATCTGTAACAAAATCGTAAGTTATGCCATTTGTTTTTAATCCACTTACGGGCAAGTTAGACCAAACAGGAGCCGCCCAAGTTAATTCTGATTGGGACGCTACTAGCGGAGTCGCGGAGATTCTCAATAAGCCGACGATCCAGACCTTTGACCAGTCGTTGAATACGACCGACGATGTTCAATTCAATGCAGTAGGGGCAGGATATTTTTACGGATCTGGTGGTTCAAATGTGCTTAACGGAGGGGAGGTCGGATTTCCCACGCTCAAGCTAGTTCCGACTCCTGCATCTCTAGGGAATGACGTAAACGCTCTGGTTATTGACCATGACTGGAACTATACGAGTGGGGTAGGTTCTACCCTTATATTTGCACGAATTAACGGCTCAAACGTAACAACATCAGCTGGAAGATTTTTAGACTTTAGACGCAACACAAATTCTGTTTTTGCAGTCGATCCTGATGGAACGCTTGTTGCTGGATCGGTTCCCGACGCACGACTCTCAGCCAACGTCAGCCTCGACAACCAGAACAACTCCTTCACGGCAGGCCAGACCATCACAGCCGCCGCGAACACCGCCGCCCTGACTGCTTCCTACTCGGTCACAGGAACGAACACGACCCCGCTTGTCTCGTTGAGCGGAACGTGGAACACATCGGGTATTGCACAGGGCATCCTGCTCAACATCACCGACACGGCGAGCGGTGGAACTTCCACTCTGCTCGACCTCCGAACAAACGGCACAAGTCGTTTTGCCGTTCGGAGAGATGGGGTTATTTCAACAGATCTTCAAACTATTGGGGCTGGAATTTTCAGTTCCGCATTTTTTAGAACAAGGTCGGATGGAAGTTATTCGTTTTCTTCTACTTCAAACCCTAATGGAACAAATGACCTTTTCCTGAACCGCGATGCGGCAAACACGCTTGCACAAAGGAATTTCACAAATTCTCAGACCTTCCGTCTCTACGGCACTTTCACCGATGCGAGTAACGGACGCAGACTCGACATCACCTCGACCACGGCAGGAGTTTTCACGCTGACCGCAACAGGCAACGGCACGGGAGCAACGGGCAACCTTCTCAAGCTGACCCAACCAATCCTTCTTCCTGCAACATCGGTTTCGCTTGCGACCAATGGCGACCTTGCTTTTGAGGCGACATCGAACACCTCCCTTACCATCAAATATCGCGGATCAGACGGCACGACTCGCTCGGCAACCATTCCTCTTATCTAATCTATGAACAACATGACACCCGCACAAGCCCTCCAACTTATTAGCGAAGCTCTCGAACCAAAAGCCCAAGGCCAGATTTCCCGAAGCGGCTATATAGCCATACAACAGGCCATCGAGACTCTCGCCAAAGCGATCACCCCCGAACCCTCCGAAGACCATGCAACTAACGATTGATCCAAGCAAACTCTCCGGCCTCAACGCCATCGTCGCCCGACTTAACTCCGCCGATGGTGCCGAGCAGACCACGCCCGAAGCCTACCTACAGGCCCGCGTCGAAGAAATCCTTACCAGCTATGACGCGCAGGAAGTGGAGCGTGTGAAGGCAGAGAACGCCGCTTTCTTCGACCTCGCCGCCCAACTCCCCAGCGACAAGCAGGAACAACTCCGCGCCCTCGTCCAGCAACTCGCGCAAAGCTAATGAAACTCCTTAAATACATTTCGCTTTTAATCAAGTGCTACCCATTTGCAAAACAAAGGGTATTGGTTACTCGTGATAATGTTTATAATGGGGTGGTTTTAACTCAGATTGCATACCAAGAAGTTCGCACAGAGCTTACTCGCAAAGGTATAAAAAACGAAGATATTACAGGAGCTATTGTTTATATTGCAATATCCCTTGCTTATCTGCTAAATACAAAGTAACACTAATTTCTTATGTCAATTACACCTCTCTCATTTCCTGATTTTATCGACACAACTGCCGATGAGCAGAGGTGGCAGTTATTTAACTCTATAGCTGGTGGAGTTGAAATCTCCAATGATGTTGGCAACCCTGTACCTGTTATTGCTGTTCCTGCTGTTGCTGGCGTTTCTTCATACTATCACGCCAGTTCTCTTGCCAGCACTAACGATACGCTGGTAGCAACTGGATCTAGGTCTATTCCTTTCTTGTCGGTATTCCATGTCGGCAATGGAAATACTAATAGATTCCTAAAACTGTATAACAAAGCAACTGCCCCTAATTCATCAGACATTCCTGTTATGACATTTGTTGTCCATCCTTCTGCAACTGTTGTAATTACGCCTTCTATTTCTCTTTATTTCAATCTTGGAATTGGATACCGAATGACTGCCAATTACGCAGACAACGACAATACGGCTATTTCTGCCAACGAATTAGCTGTTAATATCGCTTATATTTAAAATGAGCAACGGTTCCTCTGTTTCCAATACAGAAGTTGGCCCAACAAGCGCAATCGTTTCGTTGGTATCGCTTGTTATTAGTTTCTTTGACGCAACCCATATTTGGCTTCAAAATCTAACTTTGCTTGTTTCGTTATGCGCTGGCTTGATAGCAATCTACGCTGGCGTAAGAAAACTACTTAAATGAAGATTATTCTTATTGTTTGTGCATCCATACTTCTTATTGGATGTGCATCAAAAGAGCCTGTAAAATACACCGCTCCTTCTGTTGTAGCCGTTAAAACAGGCATTGAAAGGCTCAAGCCGCATATTACAAATCCTGAAGGAAATGCGGCAATTAAAGATTTAATCACCGCAGTAGATACATACGAGTCTCAGGTTGATCAGCAATCCAAGGATTTAGCCAAGGCGCAAAGTGATGCTGCCTATTGGCATGAAAAGCAAGTAAAGGCACTCAAAGAGCTATGGTGGTGGAGGGGAATTGCACTTTCTGCAATCCTTTGTGTAGTTGTCTATATCGGCATCAAAACATCATGGCGATTCCTGCTTTAAAACCAATTGTCTCTCAGCGGTTTTTGATCTCACTAATCGGGATCATCCTTATCCAAATAAGTTGGAGATGGTCTGTGGAACATTTATATTCTCTTCCACCAGAGGCACTTGCAGGGTTTGTTTCTATCACGACGAATACGCTTTATATCACAGGAGCTATTGTAATATTTATGGTTACTGGTCGGCTGGTCTATGATTGGAAGGTTGGGACGAGCCAGATTCAAGAAGTAGCATCTCGTGTTGAACAAATTAGGGAAAATCTAACACACAACGCTAAAGAGTCTGATTATGAGACTTCCATCTAAAAACACCTTAAAGCTGATCTATGATTTTGAGGTTGGAGGTGGAGAGTCATACTACAACAAGTTTCTAAAGAGGTTCACTTGGCCCGGACTTCAATCTGGCCCTACCATTGGGATTGGGGTTGATTGCGCTTACTATACCAAGCAGGAACTCAAGAGCTTGTTTTCTTTCCTTCCATTAAATCAGATTAATCTTATTTGTGGGGCTGCTGGAAAAACAGGGCAGACTGGAAAGGAATACACAAAAGTTTTGCGAGAAGCAGGAATTGAGGTTAGTTGGAACCAAGCCCAAAAGATTTTTCTCAATACCACATGGATAAAGTTTTCAAAGCTCACAGACAATGTTTTCCAAGGTAGCAATGATTTGTGTGATGATGCTTATGGAGCCTTGGTGTCGCTTATCTTCAACAGAGGGTCTAGCCTGTCTGGTGAGTCAAGGTCTGAAATGAGAGACATTAAGAATCTTGTTCCACAAAAGAATTATCATGCCATCGCAAGGAAGATCAGAAGCATGAAGAGATTGTGGTTTGGGAAGGGAGTAGATGGATTGATTGATAGAAGAGAAAGAGAGGCACAGATGGTTGAAAACTGTGAAAGCAAAACGCTTGTGTAAAATCATCTACATGATATAAAGTAAGAACTCATGCAATTTCCCCAATCACAATGTTGCAATAACTCTTATCTGCCGCCCTATAATGGAAGTTATAGTGGGTGCGGAAACCAGTATCCCATTGTGCCGGGGACTAATCCTGCTTTGCAAACTTGGAATGGGCAAGCCTTTGTTGTAGCTGATGGATCGGCCCAAAACCGAATTTCGCTTCCTTTCCTTCAAGTAAATAGCGGAGCCGCGACTTATGTAGTTGGTGCAGATAATAATGGAATTTGGAGTTATTACAATCCTGCTTATGCTGGATATGCTAATAATATTAACGGAGGCTTAGCTGGTGCTTTAGTTTATCAATCAGCTCCAAGTGTTACTTCATTTACTGCCGTTGGAACAAGTGGTCAGGTTTTAACTAGCAATGGGACTAATGCACCTTATTGGTCAACAAATATTGGAGGAAATGCTGCAACAGCAACAACACTTGCTACAGCAAGAAATATTGCCATATCTGGTGATGTTACTGGAACGGCGACAAGTTTTAATGGGTCTCAAAATATTAGCATACCCGTTACTATTAATGCAGGATCTATTTCTACCTCCAATCTCTCCACGGCAGGAACTACTTGGGAGTTTTATACAAGCAATACGGAGCGAATGCGTATCAACGCATCAGGAGATGTAGGCATCGGCACGAGTGGTCCTAATGCAAAATTAGAGGTAGATAACACCTCTTCCGCAAATGGTCTTCGTGTTACTGTGGGTGCTGGAAGCTACAGTGGAAACGTGGCCTTGTTTGGAGTGACGGGATCAACGAATGGGTTTCAGATCATCAAGGATGCAGTAAATAATATCCAATACAACTTTTCGGGAACTGGCGGGGCATTGCGGATGTCCATTCTCTCAAACGGTACTATTAACACACAGGGCAACCCGATCACAAACTGCCCAACGACAGCAAATGCGTGGGGCAGGGCATCTTCTGCTGGTGTAATTGATCCTACAACCTTTGGAGTATCCACTATCACGAGAACTGCGCTAGGTAATTATTTGATAACAATGTCAACAGCTATAAGTGGATATACCATTGTTGCAACACCAGATGCTTCTGTAAGTAATCAATGTACATCACAAGTAATAAGCACAACACAATTTAGAGTTTATACATATAATGGCACAGGAGCCGCTGCTGATGCGGCTTTTAGATTTGCTGTTTTTGGAGTTTTTTAATTATGCCATTTATTATCTACCCACAAGAGAACGCAAAATTAGCTGTTGTAAGCATAGCTGTTGGAGTAACGGTTGAGGAAGCTATTGATTCTTCAGTTCCAGTAGATACCGAGTACGCAGTAGTGGATGACCTTGGCTCTCTGGACAATGAGTATTTTGATGCTTTTGTGTATGATAAAATGGGTATTTCTTGTAATATTCAAAAAGCCAAGCTGATCCACCTAGATAAATTCCGAGAGGCAAGAAAACCAAAGTTTGAAAAATTGGATGTAGATTACATGAAGGCAATTGAGGTAGAGGACTCCGTTGCCGCCGCCTCTATCGCAATCCTAAAGCAAGAACTACGGGATATAACAAAAATACCACTACCAGATACCTTGCCAGAAATTAAAGAAGTTTGGCCTTCTATCTTGACCTAAAATAATAATTAACTTATAAACCAACAAATCTATGTCTTGCGGAACTTACAATTACGGATGCCAAGGAACTGTTCAGTATGCACCCCCTGCTTGCAATCCAGACTTTCCAATTACTTGTTCATCTCTAGGTGCGGGAACAATTGTTCGTGTAGTTGGTGAGGACTCTAGCTCCTGCAAATACACCGTTCCTACGCTGGCATCTAATAGCATCTTGTTTTACAATGCTTCTACGGCAATTTTAAGCTGGGCTGATGGGTCTGTAGGAACCCCAATTTTTCTTGGCAATGGATCTGGTCAAGCTACTGCATCTTCCAGCGTTCAACTACAGGCAACAACTCCTACTGGTCAGCTTGTTACTTTTAAACCAACAGTTTCAACACAAACTCAATTTCCTATTGTAAATCCAAGTGGTGCTACAACCAATTGGGGAACCATTAAGGACATAGTTCCCTCAAATGGGTTGGTTTATAAAACAGCAACTACCGCCCCTTCTGGACTTGATCCTAGCACAGTTTACGAACTAACTGGAACTCCATCACAAGTAGCATCTTGGGATGGAAACGGAAATCCAGTAGCTGTTACTGCAAGCACTTTGTTAAATGCCGTAGTTCCATCTGGTGCTGTTCTTCCTTTTGCATACAATGTAACCACAGGAACAGTTCCTTCTGGTTGGCTTGTCTGCGATGGATCTATTTATACAGTTGCCGCATATCCTGTTCTTGGAGCATTACTGGCAAATACCTATGGAGGAAGCGTGGGTACATTTGCTGTTCCAAATCTACAGGGACTTTTTATTCGTGGAGCAAATCCACAAACAGTTGGTGGTGTAACGTATACACCATCTTCTATTGGAACAGTTCAAGCAGATGCATTGCAAGGTCACTTTCATAGTGTCACGCAAAACGCCGCAAGATCCAGTGGTGTGCTGGGAGCAGGAGGAACTCCTTCCATCTTGGGAGCCGCTACAATTACAATCGGTAGTCCCACAACTGATGGGACAAATGGAACTCCTCGTACTGCGTCTGAAACTCGTTCAGTAAACCTTGCAATGGTATATTGCATAAAAATCTAGCCTTTTATGGCACAGGATGGTCGTGTATATGATGGAACAACTGCCACAATTGCTATGGATGCCGAAACGCATCCAAGTGTATTGCCAGCAACATATGTCTCATCTTGCGTAAATCGTTCATTTCGTCAGGGAGTAAATGCTACACGACCTCCATTTGCTGATCTTGAAATCAAGTTAGCATTTGGATACCCAGAATCAGTATTAGAAGATTTTAAAACTGGTAATTTTCAAGGAGCTTTGCCTTATAGGTCAATTTCTCCACAATCTCAAGATGGAATTATGTGTTCCGTTGCTGGTACAATATACTTCTTATCTATTGTAAACAATGTAGCAACGCTTTACCCGATAATCTCTGGAAATGATCCAACGCTTATGCACACATGGTTTGTGCAAGCAGAAAATTGGATGTATGTCCAAAATGGATATCAGAACCCGATTGCATGGTCTGGAGATATATCTGGTGCTCCTACAAATCTCCAAGCTCAAGGTCTTGTTACAGCAAATATTGGATTAACTTGGAGCGTTAATGCGGCCGGATCAACTGGAACAGAAATACAAGTTCAGTATGGTGGAAATCTATTTGAAACAATTGCAGTTATTTCTTCTGCTCAAGTATCATACACCTATGTTGTTGCCGCTTCTGATACATCTTATTCTTTCCAAATAAGGTCATTATATCCAGATGGTTCAGCAACCCCTTGGTCAAATATAGCAACAACAACTGTTCTTACTTCTACCATTACACCAGAGCAACTTAATCCTGTTTTTAGGCTTAATCCAGCGGCTCAACAAATGCCGATTGGAACTATAATGGCATATGCCTATGGAAGAGTTGCAGTAAGTACCGCGCAAAATAACATTTACGTTTCTGATATTATTTATGGAAACGGATTTACTGATACTGCGAATACTCAATATTTTACAGAACAAACATATTGGGCAGAAGGCGGTTCATTTACTCCTCCAGCTAATCTTGGATTGATTACTGGAATGAGGGTGATGCCATCCTTGAATATCAATGTACGAGGTCAGGGAGAATTGGTGATTTTTTGTGAAAACGGATCTTTTACTCTTGATTTGTCGCAAAACAGATCGACTTGGCAACAGATCAACATCCAGAAGGTATCATTGATTGGCAGGGGTTGCCGATCACCTTGGAGCATTACTGGTGTTAACAATGATGTGTATTTCCGTTCTGATGACGGATGGGCGTTTTATAACAACGCACAAGTTGACTTTTACCAAGCCCTATCATTTAAGAAAATTAGCCGAGAAGTTCAGCCTTGGGTAAATTATGATACTCCTTGGTTGAGGCAATTTGAATCTGCGATGTTTTTTGATAACAGGCTAATTGCTACTGTTTCGCCATTTACTGTTGCAAATGCTAATCCTGCATATGGACTACATCGTCCTAGCAGGGCAATGATTGTATTGGATGTAGAAATGCCAAGCAAAATTGAGGCTGATGCTTCTCTTCCGACTCGCTGGAATGGATTATGGGAAGGGCCACAACCAACACAACTTCTTTCTGCTCAGATTAACGGAGTTCAAAGAGGATTTTGTTTTTCTTTTGATGCAGATGGTGTTAATAGGCTTTATGAACTTCAGAATAGTAGCGTCTTGGCTACAGGGGTTGATGATTACTCGCAAGTATATGGTAGCGTAAAGATTAAATCATATTTCGTTACTAGAAGGTTTGATTTTACTCCTAATCCCGGAGCTTCCAAGTTTGTTCGCAAGCAACTTGTAGGTGGAGAAATGTGGGTTTCTAATCTTAAGGAACAAATAACTGCAAGTTGTGAATTTCGACCAGATTCTTATGCTTGTTTTAATACCCTATTAGACCCAATTGATGTTGGACAAAATTCATGCAGCCCTGCTGTAAGTAATTGCAAGCCAATTGTTTCTCAACCTAGATACCAACAGATAAGGTTTCCTTCGCCAGACATTAACCAATGTGAAACATTTAACGAGATTCCAGTAGAGGAGGGTGCAGAGTTTCAAATAAAAGTTAACCTTTCTGGATCTTGCGTTGTAGATAGAATAAGACTAGGGGTTATCTTTAGTGATAAGATTGATCTTCCTCAAGGATACTGCCCCGATACGTATTACAACGATCCAAATCCAGTAAATTGCTGTCCTGTAAATGATCTTGATTATTACAGGATTGTGCCACTATCAACTGCTGTTTCGTCTGTGAACGGATAAAAGCATTGCAAGAATAAGCAAACATATCTATAAGTAAAATTCCTATGAACAATCAAAGTTCTCCAGCACAACTTTTATTTCCAACGGTTCCTGCAAGCTATTGTCCAGAAGGAAGATGGAGCGATATTCTAAATAGTTTTATTACGTTGTATCTAAACAATGGTACGGTGAATATTCCATTCCTAAACCAAGTTACGCCACAGCAAATCACCTCACTCCAACAGAGCATTCTGACCATTCAGAATCAATTAAACGCTGTTAATTACCAATCTGGAACTCAAGCTATTTCCGCATCAGCATCAGCACAAACGTTTACCATTACTCTTCCTACAGCAATGGCTGATGCTAACTATCAAGTTACTGGATACTTTACTCCATCTGCTGGAACATCAACCGCCGCATCTTCATGGGGAGTTGTAAATGGAACAGCAACGACTACTCAATTTACAATATGGGTGTTTAACCCTGCTGCAAATACAGCTATTACAACTTTTACTTGGCAAGTAGCGAATTTGGGAGCATTATAGCCCCGATAACAACAACAACTAACTAACAATATGGCTAAAAATAAAGAACACGGCACTCAGCCAAAGCTCCAATCCGAGGGATTTAGCACTCGCGGTCACGCAAAAGAAAACCTTGGAAACAACCCTAAAGGTAATGCTTTCTCTGGTATTTTCTATTCTGGCAAGCTCCAGCCTGAACCATCTTCCCCCGGACGCGGTTCTTCCAAGAAATAATATGGCATCTCACGGAGTCCAATACACGGTGGATCACACCGAGCGTGGGATTGTTTCCGATCATGCCACCCCGCAACCTATGCAGAGGATGGCATTGAAAAGCAATATCCCCGCAATTCGTGCTTTTAAGGATGCTCGTACTGCCCGTATCAAGTCAATTGGCGAGAAATCACAGAGCGCATTCTCTGTTGGTGGCCCTGCTAATGAAACTACTATGGGGCGCGGGACTCCCTTTAATAGCGACTTTCTTTAATATGGCTACCCAAAAAGGGATGAGGAAGAAGATGCTCAAAGCAAAATCTTCTCCCTCTCTCAAAATGGGAGCCAAAAAGAGCGAAGTTGGCCCTTCAAAAGCGGTTGCTCGTGGCCATGCCACAGGCAAGGGCATGGGTCGTGGCAACTAAATAGAAAAATATGCTTTACGATGTCGCATACATACTGAACGCCATTAAGCCCTATGCGGGTAATAGTGGAACTTGCAATCAAGCGGTTCAGTTGTCATACATGAATAAAGCCCGTTCCCTTTTGTGGAACAAAACGGATAGCGATGCAACGTGCGAGTATGTCTGCGTTGCTTGTGTAAATGGACTTCTAACGCTTCCTAGTCTTTATAAGCAAGTGAGGTTGGCGTGGATTGATGGACAACCAGTTTCCCTTGGAAATGAATGGTATCAGAGCATCCCTCAAGATACATGGGGAGATGCAAGCTCTGGAGGATATGGCAATGGCAATGGATGGGGTCAGGCATATGGATGGAATGGGGGTAATAAGAAGTTTATTGAAGTGGGTGGCAAGCATGTTACCTATCAGAATTATGAAATGGCTCCGTATAAATTGTGCGTTGAAGCCGAATCTCCGCTTGATGCTGGAGTAGAGGTTACTTTTTTTGGCGAGAATGCCTATGGCACAAGGATTAGCGAGACTATTACCTTGGGTCTTGCTCCAGCTTATTCTTATTCTACCAATTTCTTTAAGAGTGTCTTCCAATGCACGAAGCCTCAAACAAAGGGCAGGGTTAGGCTTTACGCTTACGATACTGATGCTCCTGCACAGATGCTTCTGTCAATTTATCAACCCTACGATGTCAATCCTAGTTTCCGTAGATATGCTATTCAGGGACGAGTAAAGGATTCTGTAATCCTGTATTGCAAGAAGAACTACCAAGATTTGTATGAACTTACGGATCAGGTAGAGTTTACTCCAGAAGCAATGATTTCCGCTGTGATGGCGGTTGTTTATCGTGAGAACAAGGGTAGCGACCAGCTTTATGCTACGTCTCTTCAGAATGCCATCTTTGAGGTTAATAGAGAGACTGCTGATAGGGAAGAGCCTACTGGTAGCGCAATTAGGCAATTTCCTAATAATATGATGCTGAATGCTCTAGTTCCAACATATGCTTGGGATGATGGAGCTACATGGCCCTATTGATATGGACGAGATTGTTGAAATATCTGCAATTGATAGGATTGAGGCTGAAATGGCTAATTTACCTCCAGTTGATTTGCCTTTGGAACATTTCTTCCCTCCGGGGCTTTATGTTCGCAAAATTTTTATGCCAGCAAATTCTATGGTTGTTTCCATGAAGCATAAAACAACGCATCCTTTTTTTATTCTTAAAGGCAAAGTAGCCGTTCTTAAAGAGTCCGTTAATGGAGGCTTTGAGCAAGAAGCTCTTTATGTTGGTGGTGATATGGGAATTACCAAACCTGATACAAAACGTTTCCTATATAATATAGAAGACACAACATGGGTAACTTGTCATGCTAACAAGGAAAACATTGAAGACCCTGATCAAATTGTGTTAAACATATCTGAAAGAACTGACAATCCATTGATTGACAGTAAATCTTCACAATTTAACCAATGGAAAAAAGAAATCAGCCCTAGTTTGATACATACAATTAAAGAACTTGAATTGCCATGCGTTTCCTAATCCCAGCACAAACTATTTCTGAATACAGGCATCAGCAGATGCCCGTGTATGAAACGCTTGCCGCAATTGGAGCAACAACCATTGTTGGTGGCCTTACTGTTGGAGGGCTTGCTGGAGCCGCCGCAACCGCTGGTGCAGGAGCGTTAGCCACATATGGTGTAAACGCTGCACTTGGATCTGGAAAAGGGGGTGGAGGTGGTGGAGGTGGAATGCCGTCTTTTAATCCCCAACAGTCATTGGCATTACAGAAACAGTCATTTGATCAAATGTCAGGACAGGCTCTTGGATTTGGATCACAGTTATTTAATCAAGCGGCTGATCAAGGTATTAGTTTTGCAAATAGAGGGACTGAGTCAAATATTGCTAATCAAGAAGCTGTAACTCCGGGATCACAGGCCCAAAGGCAGCTTGCTCTAAATCAGATTAATGCGTACATCCAAGGTCAAATTCCACAAGATGTTCAGCAACAAATTAACAGGCAAGTAGCACAAAATCTTGGCGGAGGTTTCAATCTTTTCAGTGGTGGAGGGCAAGCTCCTAATGCTTTTGCTAGGAATATTGGACAAACTAGCGTTGGTCTTTCTCAATACGGGTTGAGTGCCGCCCCTACATGGCAACAACTTGCTAACTCAATGGTTACAAAACCAGAAGTTGGACTTCAAGCTGGATTGCAAGCAGGACAAGTTGGTGCAGGACTTGCCGCTAATGCTGGAACTTTAGGTAACACTCTTGCAGAGAGCCAATATCAATCAGCATTTAATCAATACCAAGGCAATCAATTACAGGGTCAGCAAAATCAACAGCTTGGTATGCAGTTAGGGCAAATGGGTCTTAATGCTTATAATAGTTATCAAAAAGGGCAGTATCTTGATTCTTTAAGCCCATCACGACAAGGTGCAATGGCTACATTGGGAGGCCTTCCTGCAACTGGATATGCTGCATATAATCAACCCGGAGGTGCTGTATATCAACCGGGCACTAACGTTTATATACCTCAATAATATAGAATATGGCAATCGGATACATAGGAAATCTTAGCAATCTTCAGCAAGGCAACCAGCAAGTCATCAATTCGATGGCTGGGCTAGGCCAGAGTATTTCTAATGCTATTGAGACTCATGCGGCTACTCAGTCTGCACAGGCTATGTTGCCTATGTTGCAACAGCAGTACAAGCAGGGGTTAGACAAAATTTCAGCTGGTGATTCTTCGGGGCTTGGTGATGTTTATAAAGCAAGTATGATTGCCTCACAGAACCCGCTTCTTGCGGCTGGAGCAAACCATGCCATTAACCTAGCGAACATGGCTAATGTTCAGACTCAGCATGGATTGAGGACGCTTGCTGCTCAACAGGGTGCTATGATGAGGGCAAATCTGAAGGCCGCTGGTACTGCTGGTGCTGGCCCAAGAGCAATGACGGGAGGCCAACAGGCTCAGAATACATATAGATACCGCAAGGATCTTAATGATATTTGGGACAATAATAGGGATAATGTGGATAAGTTCCTATCTGGTGAAGATGTGCCACAATTTTCATCTGCATTGAATAAGTATCAAGCCATGAAGCAGGATTCTGGAATTACAGATCCGAACTTTGAGAATGTATTAATGGCAAAGCAAGCTATTGCCGCTGGTGCTGATCCTAAAAAGGTGCTTGAGAAATACAAGGCACTTGGAGCCGCAAAGAAATCCGAGACTCCTGTTCTTACAACCCCTTCTACTGCTCCTGCAAAGCAAGCCCCCGTTCAGCTTCCTGCTGGGCTTCAGATTAATCCTACATTTAATACTGGCGCATCTGCTCCTACCACTGGTATGCTTCCAGCCGCATCTGGAGCAATGCAGGGATCTGTTGCTGAATACGAAGAACCTGAAGTCATTGAACCAGATAGCGAAGACCAAACTGAAGATCAAGAATCTGAACAGATAGCGTAATTATGGGAGACAATCCGTTTGCCGACCTTATCCCCCAAAGAGGTGCAGAACAGGGCGGTGTAATCAATCTCACTGTAGCTAATCCTACGCCTGTTACTCAATATAGTCTTCCTGCATCTGTTGGAGGTGCTGATGAGATGTATGATT